AAATTCCCAAGAAAACTCTGTACCAGCCGTTAAACTTGCCCAATGCGCTGATAAGTCTGAATGTAATACTCCGAGCAAACCACTATGAGTAAGTGTTGCAGATAATCCGCTTAATACTTTAGACTTCCACTTTCCAGTATCGTCTTTTGTTGCCGTTTCTAAAGTGTCGCCAGTTATAGACAACGAGCAACTTGTTGCAAGAGCAATCACCGATCCGCCGATCTTGATTCTTAGTGCTCTACCATCTTGTACTGCCATTATTTTATAATTTAAATTATTTAAAAAAAAGTTGTTAATTATTCTTCTTCATCTTTAGATAAAAAGTATTCATCTAAGATTTTGTCGTTATCGTTATCTATTAAATGACCATATTTGTTTGGCCCTTCTGTCATCATTTTTCCTACATCAGCTGAAACTATTACAACATTTCCAGCTTTGTAATAGTCATTTTCTCCCCAGCTTTTTATCAATTTTACTTTTACGAATTCCATATTATTTTTCGTTTTCTATTTTAAAACCATCAAATCCGTTCTTTGCCGCTGACGTTAAAATCGCTGCTCCGATTGGTTTTGCCGCTCTAACTGCTTTACCCCAAAATGGTGTTCCACTTTTTCCATAATTACCAAATTCAACTAATCTACCATACCATCCATCGTTCTTATATTTCTTACCACCTCTTATGCCGATAAAAGTATTTTTTGTTCTTTTTAAACCCATTATTCTTCCAACAGATTTTTTTAAATTACCAGTATCTTTTGGAACATGGACTTTTATTTCTTTAACCATTTTTCTACCAGCTAATAATTGTCCTCTCCTCTTTGCTTTTTTAAGATGCTTTGGCAATCTTGCTAACTTATTATTAATCACATTAATTTGTAATCCAATATCTTTTATTGTATTAGCCATCTATTTTTCTTTTACAAGGTATTCAATTACTTGATGATACATATCATCGTCCTCGTGATACAAATCAACTTTTTCTAAGTATCTAATACTATAGGTTGTAATTGTTACAATTGCATCTGTTACATCGTAATATACTACATCTTTATCACTTGCCGATTTTGTAAAAATATCAATCCTAATTGTATGGCTTTTATCTTCATGCCCAATTGTGTCCTTTGTTCCATCGCCTTCGTCAGATATAGAATTGACTGTCACCGCTTTATAATCTGCCGCAGCTATATCATAATTCTGCGGAACAATATATTTAGTAGCTGGCACTCCAGCCGCTATCAAAGTATTAGTGATATGTTTTACAATATAGTCCATTTTTAAAATTTAATATAGCAAATTATCTGCATTGTGTAATTGTCCAATTCACGAACAGAAGTAATTTCATAATCTTTACTATTATAAGTCACAAGTCCAGTAATATTAAAAAGTGTCGTATCTTTTCTTAATGTCCAATAAATTCTATCCGTTCCAGTTGTTTTCCCATTTTCCAACATCTCTTTTCCAATCTGCTGATACATACTCGCCCATCTGTTAACTGGTGTGCCTTTTGCCCTAGTCACTTGACCCTCAACTACGCTTTCCACCATTGGTACTATTTGGATGCGCTTGTCCATTTCTCTTTCTGCCGTTTGCATCATCTAATTAAAAAACTTTACACCTAGTTCATCAATTATTTCTTTATAAGCTAATCCAGCTTCCTTTTTCACTTTGACATTATACGAAAACATCATTACCAATTTTTCAACTATCGCTGCGGCAATTGGATGATCTGGCGCTGGTGTAGCTAGGTATTCTATTTTTATGTCTGTTCCTAATTTTGGAATATCAGCGACCACATAATTAGGTAAAGAATTATTGTGCAAAACGCTATCTGTTACCGCTACAAGCAACCCATCTTCATCTAGATAAGACATTGATACAATTGCAGTTTCTTGCGTATCAAATTTCAAATAATACTTTGTTACCGGATGCTCAAATTGCATCTTAACAGACTTTTGTACAAGCGTAATATTTCCATCCTTTTCTACCGCTTTTCTGGCCCATTTAATGAACTTATCAATATTATCATCTTCGTTTGTTGTATCAATTCTCATGTGAGTTTTGATAAAATCAGATGATACCGGTTCTATTGGATTGATTATATCTGTGCTTGTAGCTGCCATTTATTTTTTCTTCTTTATCGTTTTTGGTTTTGCTTTCTCAACTTTTGCCGCTTTCTGTACCGGAATAATTTTCTTTTCAGAAATAGCCTGGTCAATTAAATCTTTAGAAAGTTTTTCTACACCATTATCAAATTCACATCCAGCAGTTATTGCTCGGTTGTATGGCTCACAAGTCAAACCTTTTAATGCTTTATAAAACATATTTTTTTATTTTTTAAAATAGCAGCACCGCAGATAATTCCACGATGCCGCTATCAATTGCAAAAATTTATGCAGTTATATCAACCGCTATTGAGAATGCTTTTGGCTCTACTACTTTTATGTCGTAGTATGAATCTAATACAACCTCAACTTGCGCCGCTTTTAGGCTAGTGTAAGGATCAACAGAAATAGAACGTCCGCCCCATTGCATGATGAATAATTTTGAGAAATCACCGAATATAATTGATGACTTATCAGTTCCAGCGCCTAGATTATTAGGTACTAAAGTAGATGTACAAGCTTTGTATCCCATTAATTTTTCTGGCATATCAGTAGGCCAAACAAAATTTCCACTTCCAGCATCAAGTAAAAGACCATTCAAGTAAGCCTCAACATCTGGATTTGTGAGATAACTCATTGTCCCTTTGTCAGCGTTATTTGATTGGATAGCTTTTCTCATTGCTATAAGATGCGCTCTAGTCAAAGTTCCGCCAGTTGTAACAGTATTTACATCTGAATTAACTAATATTCCTTCTGGAGTTGATCCAGTTCCAGAACCATTTACCGCAGCGTATTCAACCGCTCTTGCTTCTGCTCCAAGTAGTTGCTCACGTACCATATTTTCAATTGCAATTACTGGCTGAAGTAATGCTTGGCGAGAAAATTTAGTGAAAGCCGCTAATCTGTTTGGACTTGCCGTTTCTTCTCTAAGGATTGGAGTTGACTCTGTAGCTGCTGCCGTCTCAGTTGCCCAATTCGCTTGTGTCAAAGTGTTACCAATTGGAATTTTAAAGTTTGACTGCAAACCTCTCATCATTGTAGCACCTAATTCTTCCAAAAATAGTTTTGGAGTAAGGAACGGCACAAGCTCAGAAACATCATCTTTAATCAATGGAGATACTCCACCAGCATTTGTTGCTCCAGTTGCAGTATTTGCTCTAGCTACTACAGATGGAATTTGAAAGTTTCCAGAAAAATTAAGACCCATTGATCTCGCTTCGTTCTGTGCTTCTTGGTGTGCTTCAGCTTCTGCACCTTCTAATGGCTTGTTGTTCATTAGATTTTGAATACCACGCACAACAGACATATCCGCCGCTAGTTTTTGCTCTGGTGTTCTTTTCGGCTGCTTTGGTGCCGCCTTTCTAGCTAAGATTCTTTCTTCTGCTTGCATCTCTTTTGCTAATTCAATTTGTTTGTCCAACGATCTTTTTTCGTCTTTCAAAGATTCCCAATTCGTGCTCTCCTCTTCTGTGAGTTCACGTTTTTCAACTGTATCTGAACCCCTTACAATAGTAAGCAGATCAGCAGTCTTGTTGTCTAGAGCCTCTCTAGCTTCTAGTAATTCATTCAGATTTTTCATGTATCTGGTTTGTTTAATTAAAAAAAATTATAATAATTCTATTTCCATCAATTGAGCGATTCGGCCCAATTGATTTTCTTCTTTTGTTTCTTTTTCGACCACTATCAGCGAATCCGCCGCCTCATTAATAGACCTGGCCAAAGCTGATGGATTTGATCCATGTGATACAACACCCCAATCAATCAATGACCACCTTGTAAAAACTTTTATGCGACCACGATCTTCATCTTCATCATCTTCATATCTTGCTTCTGTTGGTATCGCTCTAATGGATGCCATTTTTAAAGTTCCGTTTTCTATCTTTCTAGCTACTTTATCCGCTATCGGATTATCGCCTTCTGGCTCTAGTGTCAATCTTGCAATTGTATTTGTCCCTTCAGTTCTTACTTCGCTTGTTCCAATTACTTCATCCGGATTACTACTATTAAAGTCTGGATGTCCATATGTCACTATATTATTATTTGCATATCTAGATAAATCAATTCCATCAGCTAAAAACCTTGTGCCATGCATATCTTTGTCCTCCGTAGAAATTACAAAATCGTATGTTCTATCTAGGCCATCAATCGCTCTCGCTTTTACTGACCTTTCTAAGTTTATCGTTTTACTCATTATTATTTGATTTTTTTGGTACAAAATTATCTAGATATTTATCCATTTGCGACATTGGAAAAACATTATTAACCGGAATGTAAATTTCATCGCCGCCAGCAACTGGATTTAAATCATTCTTAGACCTTACTTCGTTGATTGTCATTTGGCCTCCTTTTATAGCGCGGTCAAAATATTGCGACCTTGTGTCTAAATCCGCTCTACTTACTGCATCAATAATACATTTTACATAATGCGTTTTCATTTCTGATGGTCTAAATATTTTTCTATTATGTTCTTGTTCCCAACTAACGCAAAGCGGCGTAATTACATTCTTATCAAAATCTGTTAACATAGATTCCAAATTGTTATATTTAGAATCTCCCATTCCTAATTTTCCAGCCGGTGTAAGAAATAAAGCCAAAATCGATTCTCGTGTGAATTGTTCGGATTGTATGTGCTGAAGATCAGCAAAGTTCATTGAGGACGAAATTGGCTCGAATTTTCCGCCGTCATTTAAGAAAGCAACCTTAGTACCATCTTGGACACCGCCATAAATAGCCTGGAATGATGCCCTTAATTCTCTAAGTTGGTCATTTCCTATATTTGCTTCTTTTGGGTAGCTGACTGTTCCGCTAATTTTTAAACCATTGGAATATAATTTGTTCCTATATTCTAAAGATGCCTTTGACATTCCTAATAATTCCGCATGATTGCTGATTCTAGAAACTCCAAAACATGGATCACTAGACAAATCCGCCCAATGAATCATATCTTCGCCCTTTACGATTTCATTATCTTGCCAGTTTTTATACCAGATATCTTCTGTGCCATCTTCGTAAAGCACTAAAAATGGCATTGTATTCTTTGAATCTAATATTCTGTATGATATTGGCCTTCCATTATTATTTCTAATAATTTTAGCATAAGCATTTCCAAAAATCAACTGGTTGACCGCCATTGATCTCTTGAAAGAATAAGATGTATATAATCGGCTTGGATTGGATTTGAGAAGTTCATATTGGTCATGATCTCGCTCAACTGTAATTAATTCGCCTTTTCTAGAGTATATTTTTGTGGGTAAACTTGCAAAAGATTCTGATATTACTTTAATGACAGAATAAACTATGTCAATCTTTAATGCTCCAGATGTATCAATAGCCATTGGCCCAATACTTGGCACTCCAAAAGAACCCATATCGACAAACGACCTAGATTCTACCTTTTTTGGCTTGGTAGTGAAAAGCCTGGATATAAAATTCGCCATTGATTGCTTGTTGCTTGTATGCAAATATACAAGCCAAAGCAAAACAAAACATAACAAATGTTACATTCTCAAATCTTTTTCATATCTACGTTTTGCCATTCTGAATGCTTCAATAGTTTCATATCTTTGTACACCATACTTTTCCATCAATCTTGATTCCAATTTCATCCAAATCTGGTATTGATATTTTTCCTCTGTATACAAAGAATAATATTCACTAAAGTAGCCTTGTTTTGTTAGTATATTATTAGTCATAAATTGGGATTTCGCCATCAAGTAAAGCAATGGCCGTATCTGGCTTGTATTCATTTATATCTTTGGTATATCCGCCAATCGCCATCACCATCGCAACAACTCCATCGACTTTATTTGATCCTTTCTGTTTATCAATCTTTATGTTGCCGGCTGGATCGGTGCTTGTAATTGCGTTTCTAATATGCCATTCCGTTATCGGATTATTATTGTGGATTATGCTGCCAGCCTTTACCATTGTGAATAAATCCTTACAAGGTTGCGACATACTTGCAAATCCTTGACCAAATGGATCAAGATTGATGCCTTTATCTATTAAATTTGGTACTAATAAATGAGATAAATATCTGTCATACTCTATATACTGAATATCGTACATCTCAGCGCATTTCTCAATATCTCGCTGAATATACTCGTAATCTATTACATTGCCGCTTGTGGCATTTATATAGCCCTCATCAACCCATTTTTGGTAATCAACCCCATCTGTCCAGTCTGTTCCGTTAATTTTTGACTCCGGACAGTAATAAAATGTATGCGTATGGAATTTTAGGTTTGGAATTAGTACATCATATTCTTCACGAGTTATTTCTTCATTGTCTAATCTTGGTCTATTTCTGTCTATTGCAGAATAGTATTCTAGAAATTCATCATCTGTTGGAATAAATAATAAACTAAATGCCGTTAAATCTTCGACTTTAGATAAATCAAGACCGCCATAACATCTGCGGCCTTTAAAATCTTCGATGTTAAAATATGCGCCGCACGAATTCCAATCTTTACTTGCAATCCATTGCTTGGCACTATCAACCCATATATTAAGCGACTTAGTTTTAAAGTTAACTATTGCTTGACCACCTTTCTTTTTTGCCTCAATAGCTTGCTGAATTAAAGGTTGCCATTTTGGAGTAATTCCAATATTGGGATTGGCTTTTTCCCATTCTTTTAGATTGTCTTTTGTAATATCTTGAATTTCTAACTTGTCAAACTTTTCGGCATCTTCTTCATCAACTGTAAAAATAATCGCAAACAAAGATTCCAATTCAAATGCACCATCCAACAATGGCTCAACTACATTTTTGCGATATTCATAACATGGCCCATTTTTATTGAATCCAGCAGTTGTAATAATCATAATTAATGCTTGTTCTCTAGATACTGCGCCAGATTCCATATTGGCAAGAATCGCATCTGATGTGTGAGCATGGTATTCATCAGCTACACCGCAATGAACATTCATTCCATCTTCTGTCGCTGAATCTGATGTCAAAGTTTTTATAAAACTATTCGTGGATTTGTTTTGTATTTCATTTCGCATTACCCTACAAATAGAATTGACCTTTGGCGATTCTTCGCTAAGTTTTCGCATCATTATCTTTGCTGGCCGAAAAACGTGATCCGCTTGTGGTCTTTTTGTTGCAGCAGTATAAACTTGCGCCCCTTCTTCACGATCATAAAAAGCCATATAAACTTGCAAAGCTGCCATAAATTCAGACTTTCCAGATTTCTTAGCAGTTTCTATATATACTTTTTTAAATCTTCTTAGTCCATCATCCTTTCTTACCCATCCAAATATATTCGCTATCATAAAGGCCTGGAATGGCTGAAGATCAAATTGCTGATTGGCTAATGATCCGCCGGTATGTCTTAATCGTTTTATGATTCTTATTACTCTATCAGCTTTATCTTCGTCAAATTTATAATCAAAATCTTTTTTCTTTAAATCATTAACATGACGATCAACCGATTGCTTGACAAATTTACAAGACAACTTCTTGCCAGATATTACATCAGAAATAAAAGTATGATATAGTTTTTTACTCATCTAGTTTTTTATTCATATTCTAAAATAAAACATATTGAGTTAAATATGGCACAAGTCTTTTATTTGCTATCTCTATATATTCTTTACTTAACTCGCTGCCAATCCAGTTCCTTTTATAAATGTGAGCAGATTTTGCAGTTGTTCCAGTTCCCATAAATGGATCATAAACTAAATCGCCTTCTTTACTAAAGTAATTTATAAAATGGTTTGGTAACCAATCGCCAAAAGCAAATGAATGTCCTTTAGTTTCTATATTGCCAGAATTAGAATTTTTTATTAATACATTTGACTGCACATCCTTACCGCCATTTCTATTTGAAAAATTACAATAATTAAACTTTCTGCTCTCTGGATGATCATTTGATATACAAAAAATATATTCATAACCTAAAGAACACATTGTTGGCACTACATGAGGAGCTGGATTTTTTTTTGCCCATATAAAAATATCCTTTATATTATCTTTATACTCGTTCATTATAAATGATATAATTCCTTTATTGCCTCCAACTTCTTGTACATTCCAAAAAATATGATATTTTGTAACTCTTATTAATTCATCAATCCAGATTTTTGTCTGTTTAAAATAATCTTCTTTATTTAGATTATCATCATATTCATCATAATCTAACCCACCTTTATATGCTCTACCTTTACCTAAATTATAAGGAGGTGATGTGATAACAATATCTACAAAATCATCTTGCATTTTAGACATTGTAACTAAATTACTTTCATTGTATATTTTATTCAGTTCTAAATTATTCATATGCTCCTGTTGTTTTATTACGTTTTTCATTATTTGCTTTTACTTCTGTGAAATCTTTTGATTTTTTTTCAAAACCTAATCTAGATATAACTTTTATATCTTCAATTTTTACAGGTACTTTAATTTTTAATTTTTCTAAATAACTTCTTTTGTAAAACAAACATCCATCATTTTTATAAACTACTTTTTCTATCTTGTGTTTAATATTTTTATGAATTATTGTTAAATCACAAAAAACTATTTCACCTTTTTCTACTTTATTACTCATATTGCAAAATTATAATTTTTCTATTTTTAATTCTATATCTAATTCTACCGCTTTTTGCAATGCCGCCAATGCCCTCCAAGCTACTTTACAAATATGTCGAACACCATCATCGTCATATATATCACCGCTTGAATGGTCTATCAAATGACGCATCATGGCATCTAATTCATCGCCAGACTTTTCTCTGTCCCAATGCAATTCTGTATCTGGATGATGCTGATCATTCCCTACTTGACTGCATCTTGAAATTTCAATTAACGCTAATGGGAAATATTTTACTAGTCCGCTATATACCGGATACGCTTTTCTTTCTTGTGCTTTCATATTCTGTTTTTTGTTTCAGTCATTACTCCAATATTTTGCACTTTGCCTAGCTTAGTGACATCTAATGGCTGCCATTTATCATCAAAGTATTTCCTTGCGCCATTTATAATTTTTGTTCGCACTCTGGCAATATAAATATCTTTTCCGCTTTTGTTGTCTTTAAAGTTTGGTTTCATATTATTTAAGTTTTTATAAATCATCTCCAGCCTCATCAACTACATTCATCTTGGCCGCATCTTTGTTCATTAATATTCTATCCTTTGGAGATAATCCGAAAAGCGAAGATAATTTTATAACTGTTGCAATTGCTTTATTCTTTATCGCCACCTCTGGCCGAACTTGTCTGTAATCATTACCGGCTACAAATGTCAATCCACCATCTTCAAGCTCTTTGTTGCAAAGATTAATTGTGTTTATCGCTTGCGCCAGGATAGATAAAGAAATAGTATCTCGTTTGATGTCAATCGAATCTTTTAACTCAGCAACTATTTGATCATATATTCTTTGATCTTCTTGCGCTCTTTTTATTAATTCATCTTCTGTTGGATTGTTTGCTTTCAATTTTTTTAATGCCATTTTTGTTGATTTTAAAAAATTCTTAATATTTGTTGATGTTGTTTAAGTCTTTCTTTTATTATCTCGCAATACTCTTCGCTCATTTCACTACCTATATAATTTCTATTATTAAGTATAGCCATCTTCGCAGTCGTTCCACTTCCCATAAAACAATCGTAAACTAAATCGCCCTCGTTACTCCAGCTTATTATATGGTCATTTGCAAGTTGTTCTGGAAATATTGCGCTATGACTGTAAGCTATTTTGTCTTTAGTACTTCTCATATATCCAGTATTTATATCCCAAACATTATCTTTTAATCTATCTTCTTTTCCTTTATCATACTTCATTTCTTTAGTAGAACCGTCTTTTTGTCTTGTTGTCGATATTTCTTTGCTTTTTTTTCTCCATTTTGTCTGTTGTCTTAATCCATTAAAAACACTAGGCTTGCCTTTACTTAAAATAAACATATACTCAAATTGCTGATAATACCTATTACTTGGAGGAAATGGATAACTATTTTTCTTATAAATCATTGTGTCGTGTAGTCTAAACCCACATTCCATAAAATACAATGCTTGTTTAAAACTTGTACCACTTTCACTTCCTTTAATTGTAGCATCTCCTACTATCCAAACCACCACACCACCTTCTTTTGTAACCCTATATAATTCTTTTGCTATGCTCTCAAAGTCAAAGCTATATCCATTATAATCCCTTAAATTGTCATAAGGTGGAGAAGTGACAGTTAAATCTATTAATTTATCTTCCATTTTTGCCATTGTATCAAGGCAATTCTCATTGTGTGTTATATTTATCATAGTTTTTATGTTTGTAAAGTTCCCCTATAGTCAAAAAATATAAAAAATTTGTGTCGTGTTATGCGGCCGTTTACACAGATTCCCGCTAATTGCATTTCCAAGATGCCCCCCTATGAGGAATTAATTCTTGGTCTATGTTCTTAACGCTATTTATGTATATATCTCTTGATTCATCGCTAGATTTCTTCGCATGACAACCATTGCACAATGATTGATGGTTGCGGATGTCCCAGAATGATCCTCCGATTCTTACTGGAATAATATGGTCAACACATCTAGCCTTTGCACCACATACAACACATTGAGGATTATCTGATCTATATTGCTTACTATGCTTTCTCCAATCCATCGAATGATATACGCTTGTGTCATGGTTGGATTTGCGCTTTGTTGGCTTTGGTTTAGTCCTTCTTGACCGCTTGTTCATTGATGGCATACAAATATAAATATTT